ATTTTATCAGGTATAGATTTTTTTTCTGCTACTTCTCTTATAACATACCAGTCTGTAGGTAATAGTAATTGATACCCGTTTTGTTTTAACTGTTTTATTTTATTTTCTTTTGAAGATTTTAATGTACTTTTAGGTACATCTAAGTCTTTAACATCATATGTATATATATCGTCTCCAGGCACAAAATGTAAATTAACTAGCTTTTGATTTTCTGGATTATACTCAGGAATTTTAAGTTCAAAAAATTCATTTTCAAGCCATACATCTTCAGACATTTTATGAAAATTTATATGGTATCCATTTACACCTGCCCAATTTTCTGGTAATTTATTAAATATTACCGGTTTACCATTTATAACTTTTACTCTTGCCATATTAACTTGGTTTTGAAAATTGAAAATAAGCTTCAGTTGCTGAAACAAATTTTAATTCTAATAAATTTTTAGTATCATTTGTGCTGTCATAGGAGCCTCCTAAATTATTAAATGTACCAGCACTACCATTTGCGTTTAATGTTATTGTAGCTGTTGTACCGTCTGCTGTTAATATAACCGTTTTAACATCACCAACTTTAGCATTTGTAAAATTTAATGTTGTATCTCCAGTAATAGTTTTTGTAAAAATATTACCTTCATTACAATTACATACATTATCACTTCCTATTACTTTTAAGGTAGTATATCTATCTTCTAAAACGTTATGTGTTACTTTTGTTAATGTACTCATTATATTATTCTGTTAAATCCATTTTTTGTTGTCTTCATCCCATTGATATTCTTTCCCTTCAATAGGTATTTTTACAGGAGGTTCCCAATTACAAGTTTCATCATTTAAAATCCAGCTATTGTAAGGCTTTGGTGGTATAAAAGCATCTCTAATTGGATCATAGATATATCCAACACCAGCGTAGTTTTTTCTAAACGGAATACCTCCTAATTTATGTATACCTCCTCTAGTATTATAAGATGTTCTTTTACAAATTTGTTTAAACATTTCTTGATAAAATAATTCCCAATTTGTATCGCCATCACCTTCATCTTTACCTGAAATTACTTTTGTAACTACGTTTGACATATTTAAAATTGCATAGTGTGCCATAATTATTATACTGCGTTAAATTGTATATTACCTGAACCAGATTTAAATACTGTTACATGGGTATCATTAGTTGTTGTTGTGGTTTCTTGATAGGGAGTTAAGTTGAATACTATCCCTCCTCCAGGATTTGTAATATTAAAAGTACTTGGGTACCTTAGTATTATTACACCTGAACCACCTGCACCACCAGAAGCAGTGTCGCTACTTCCGCCACTACCTCCACCGCCGGTATAATCATCCCCATCACCTCCGTTTGTAGGATAACCTGCGTAATTCCAGTGACCACCACCACCTTTACCAGGTATTGCGGCATTACCATTTGTATAGCCACTGCCTGCTCCACCTCCTGCATACCATACTTGTGATCCGCTTATAAGTTCGCCTACGTTTGCGGTTTGTGCATGAGTGTAACTTAATATAGTAGATTGAACACCATCGCCACCATCACCGTCTGTTCCACCAGAACCACCGTTATTACCAGCAGCACCGGCACCTCCACCGCCACCACCAAGTTGTATACTTCCGTGGCCTGTTCCTCCAGCATATCCTTCAACAGGAGTATATCCTCCAGCGTTACCAGCGGCTCCATTTTGACCACTACCTCCTCCGGAACCACCTCCGGAACCACCTGTAGTAGGTGTGTAACTACCAGTATATCCTCTTCCGCCACCACCTCCGCCGGTAGCAGATATTGTGGTAATACCAGTACCAGAAATATAAGAATTTGTTCCTTGATTTCCATTGCCTCCACTAACTCCGCTTCCTCCAGGTCCAACGGAAAGGGTATAATTTGTATCAGAGGAAAATGTTATACCGTTTACAGAGCCTATTCCATAAGAAGTTCTTAAACCACCGGCACCGCCACCACCGCCTCTATAATAACCACCGCCGCCGCCGCCACCGGCAACAATTAAATAATCAGCGGTTACAGGGGGTGGATCATTTGTTAAATTATCAGCAGTCCAGCCTTTTGTGTCATCTTGGTAAATTAATCTTATAACTGCATTTTCAGTTGTATTTTTAGCATTAGTGGATCTTCCTTGTATTTTTTGTTGAGAAGGGCTACTGCTTGCTGCAAATGCAATTTTATTTGTATCAAATGTACTTGCATAATCTGTAAAGTGTATTTCATCACCAGCACTACCAGCGGGCAGTGTAACTGTTACAGCACCTGATGTTGTATTTACAAAATAACCTTTACCTGCAGCAGCATTAAAATTAGCCGCTTTAATTCCTGTTTCCCAAGTTATAGAACCAGAGGATGCTGTACTGGCTTTTATATTTACTATTTCAACTACAGCACCTGCTGCGGGAGCTAGACTTAAAACAACATTACTTCCAGAAATACTATAGTTCCCTTTGTTTTGATATACCCCATCTATATAAACTTGTGTATCATTTTTAGTTGCTATAAGAGCGCCTGCATTAAAACTTGTTTGTCCAGATGTTGCAGTATGTGATTCTAAAAATATATTAGCATCTATAACGGTAAAATGTATTATTTCTACTACAGTAC